GGGTAGTGCGTATCTATGGTCGTACACGCTCTGGTATGATTATCAAATAAAATCTGAAAATATACCCAAAAGAATAAGAATTAGGGAGCACGAGAAAATAAGCCAAACCAACCTAAACTAATGCTATTCGCCCAAGTCTCTCTAGTGTGAGAGATTGAGGGGCTCCCAGTCCATTTAGAACCCCAAACTCCGATACCATCCCACTCAAACCCAAAATGCCCGCTCTTCACGTTCATAAAAGGACTAAGCTGCATATAAGAATTTTCCTGACTAAACATATTTGAAAAAGAATTAAATCTCACATTATTCTCCTCCCCCCATTTCCGTGAAATAAAATCAGAAAATGTTTTTAAGAAGATTAACCCCTTTGGATTCAGAATAGGAATTGAGACATATCCTTCCAAAATTTTTAACCAATGCGAAAACTTTTTAACCTTAGACTCGGGACATGAGATTGATTTCACAATATCAGTGACCCGTCGACCAGGTAGTCCATTCCAAATTACAGTTTTCAAGAAGCTTGGACAAAATTCCCAATCATAAACGGAGCCATAACCCCACCAAGGGCAAATAGTCATATCTTCAATTTTTATTTCTAAATTAATTGAATCTTTGACTGATTTGGAGATCCCAACAAAATCTAAATTAGGAATCTTCTTCTTGAAAGAGATTAAAGTATCATCGCCCGCAACAGCAAGTTTAAAATCATCACCATTTATACCAAATAGGTCTTCATGGGTGATGATCCAATTCAGTGAAATCCAATTAGAAATAGTACCAATAATACTAGTCAAGGGTGAACCAGAAGGAATCCCTTGACAGATTTTATAAATAAATCTTTGTTTAATTGCTACATTCTTATAAATGAAACCACTCATAACAAAAATAAAAAGCTTATCAATAAAACGAGAAGTAGGGAAACATGATCTTAGAAGGCAAAAAGAAGCAACGAGGATTGGTTCAGGAATTGTCGTATCAAATCTAGACCAATCAAGCTCAACTACCCAGTTACCTTTATCTTCAAAGTTAGCAATGCGCTTCCATCCTAAATTATTAGTATCATGACCCATAAAACTTTCGAGTGATGGATCAGCCTGAATCATTTTCTTCTGGTTAAGAGCAAACAACTGACCAATGACACTAGAGATCATTGAGTTAGGGTGCTCCGGCATCAGAATAATACGAGATTCAGGTTTAACACTAAAATCAGTCAAGTTTTGACGGCGTGCACGCCCGCCAATAGACCACAGAGAAAGATCAGGACGATAAGTCCTCTCAGACTTAATCGTATCCCAAATTCTCCCAGCAATTTTAAGCGCTTGCGAAAAGGTATCCCTCTTTTTAACGCCAAGGAACTTTGATGAAATCAAGCCTGGGTTAGCGTCAGGGTTACAAGTGGCAGAGGCGAGAAGATTCTTACCAGGAATCGTCTTAATTTGGGGAAAGCCAAATCTATCATATCTTTTCAGAGAATTAAGAATCAAAGATTTAGCGCTTGGAACTCTCTTTGAGGGAGGGGTAGCCATATCACGAAGGGCACTTTGGTTAGTATCCCAAGCCCCTTCAATAAGTGAATATTTAGAGAAAGGCATAACCTCATCATCGGAGAGGCCTGAACTCTTAAATTCAGGTGATAAAAGGAAAGAATCATATTCCCCAAGTGGGTTACGGTAAGTAGACCCACGCATACCAATTGGAAAAGGAGTTAAACCAATCCACTTACAAACGGAGTTAAGAGGTAAAGGAAGAAATGCTTTCTCTTCTTCAGTTAATTTTCTCTTCCAATGAAATGGTCTTTTAAGGAAATTAGTCTTCTTTTCAATTAAGACTTCCCCCTCAAAATTTTTCGACTCACTCAAAGTGATCTTCTTAACTGTATTAGATAGGTCAAAATCTTCCCTCTTAAAACCATGCTCAATAGCAAGACTTTCGATTTCTAACCATTTTTCGTTGCGGATTGAAGGTAAGTCATCTACGGAGCTGCTATTAAGGAAGAAATCACAAATCGGATAACCCGACTTCTTAAATTTGGGAGAATGTCTCTCCCACAAAAACAATAAGCGAAGTGCTTTAGACTCTACCCCCCACTCGACTTTTCCGGAGAAGTTGCTTTGAAAGGATCAAGAAATTGTCCAGCAGCAAGATCTTTAAGTAACTTAACCTGGAACTTATGAATCAGAGACTTTTCAACAGTTTCTCTCGAATCTTCAGGAGTCGTGATAATCTGTAATTGCTCCTCAACAGGTAAGCACCCGACATTTACTTTCAAAATCTTAATGTGTGGAGTTTCTAAATCCCCTAAACGTGTATCCAGGATACGTTCCGCACTCTTAAGCCATGTAGTGAATTCGTCAGCCTTCTCAGTTACTTTCTCAGAATGTGCTTTTCGAAGAGCATTGATCTGAGGTAACTTTTCTTGGATTGCTTTCCACTCAGAATCTGAAACACCCATTTCTTTAAAAGACTCAGGCTTCTGCGTACTAATTGAGTACGCTTCGGACCAAGTTTTATACCATAGGCCAACAGGTTTTGAAGAGGAAATTAATTTAGAGAAAACTTCGATATTCGGTACAATAACTTTTTGAGATTGGTTCCATGCCTGCAATGCCAAGCTTAGTTTACTAATCTTCTTCCCGGGAGTCGGTGGAGGAGAAAAGTTTTCAGCCTCGCGACCAAAACCAGTTTTTCCTGCCATTATTACTCCTTATAAAATCATGGGCGGGAACTACTGCCCCCCGACCAAGTATGCGGCCCAGTAATGACCGTGTGGCT